GAAAAAGATGAAAGGTATTTTAAGAGGATACGTGAGAATCTATCAGGCTATGACTTATTACTTTCAAAAAAAATTTCATATAGTACATTTAATGATTTTTTAGAAATATCAAAAATGGAGTAAGATGTGGATTGGTACAGGGCAGAGTTCTTAAATTCTGATCTGCCATCAGACGAGCTGATAATAAATTCAGGGTTGAATCGAAAAACCATTTCTAAGATGTACAAAATTGCTTAAAATGACGTATAATACAAGCATGAGTAAGTTACCTGTTCCGTGTCAAACTTGTGGTATTGAGAACATGGTAGACATGGATAATTTGGAAAAACAACGTATAGATAAGGTTGCATTCAAATTAGGATTTAAATGTCCAACCTGTGGTTCTTGGGTAACGGTCTCATATAGGACACAGATGTTGGATGATGCGCTGAAGAAGCTGAAGAATAGATTACCCAACAGTGCAAATTACCGTTTTCACTTTGCCAAAACCCTCAAAAAATGTGAGGGTATTCAGGAGAAATATGGCGGTTTCTGAGACAAAAACGTGGTTAAGTCTGGATGAATGGGCGAAGGTTATAGGAATTAATCCGCTTCATTTCAATGGTCTATCCAGCACTAATTTTAACAATACCGTCTGTGGTGACGTCTGGTTCCAATATGCCTGGCAGAACTCTGATCGCATTGGTCGTGAGGAAGTTGCTCAAGCCATCCACGAAGCCGAAGCCGTCATAAGCAAGGAAGTCGGTTATAATCTGATACCTGACTGGACAATTGAGGAACGCTTGGATTACAGACGCCCCATCGTTACAGGTGTATTCAATCTCTCTGGAACGAATCCACGAGGTCTACTCAAATCGGTAGAGTTGCGCAAAGGGCATGTAATATCAGGTGGTGTTCGTGCCAAAACCGCCATAGAGCTAGGCTCTGCTGTTGTCAGAACAGACCAGAATGGAGATGGATATTCAGAATTATGTACAGTTACTGTGATAACAACCGTGACAGACGCGAATGAAATACATGCTTATTATGTAGGCAAGTCAGGAGCAGACCGATGGGAGATACGCCCGATAGATGTATCCATTTCCGTAGGCGTGGCTACAATCACATTCAATTCGTGGCAGATCGTTGTAAATACAGCATTGGATACTTTGGACGCAGTTGCAATAGACGGTGATGCGGTTGGTAGTTATGAAACAACCATTGATGTCTACCGTGTTTACAATGACCCTGCCACACAGGTTCAGTTCATGTGGGAGAATGCACCAGGCTTAACCTGTTGCTCAACATGTGCAGCTTGTACACTTGGAACGCAGGCTGGATGCTTCCACCTGCGAAATCCACGATTGGGCATTGCGGTACCTGCACCTGCTTCGTGGGATTCGACTAATGAGGAATTTAATATCAGTGAATGGACAGCTTGCCGCGAACCAGATCAGGTGCGTTTCTGGTATTATTCTGGTTATCAGGATAAATCAATTGACAGATATAATGTAGTCATGTCAAATTATTGGAAGTATGCGGTTAGCTTCTATGCTGCATCCCTGCTTGATAGATCGGTTTGCGGGTGCAGCAACGTCAATCAATTCATCGAAAGGTGGCGGTTTGACATGATGACAAGCACTTATGGGAACGGCGTAGGAGTTTCTATAAATCTTACTACCGAGCAGTTAGCGAACCGATTGGGTACCACCAGAGGTGCATTATACGCATGGAAGCGTATCAATCAGGAAGGTGTTCGAATAATCAAAGGATAATCATGGAGCGTATAGTACATACTGACGATAAAGGTCGCAACTATGATGCGTGGAAGGGAGAAGATGGTCAATTTGTTATCATAGGACCAGGTGAGGGTTTGGTTGATTCTCTCGAATTACCTGAACCATTTGCAACAAGATTACACAATGTATTACATTCCCGCGGGTTATTAAACTCACGAGAATTGAGCAGGAGATCGAAAGAACTATTCGGTGCTTTACAGGAGGCTTTGACAATTGACGTACAGCGGTTGAACGAAGCATATTATCAATATGAGCAAGAAGATTTAGGAGGTCGAAATGACTGAAGAAGTTGCCTTAACTAGTTTGAACCAAAGAGTATGGTATGTGGAAGGTGGGGTACATCCCCTCCGCTCTCCCGAGTTTTTAGGGTTGGGCAAATTCTCATCCGATCCATCACATACGATTGGTGAAGACACCAAGATAACCGCGCCTGATCCCAATGACTTTACAAGAGATATTCAGATTGGGACTGTACGCGGAAATGATGAGCGTCCTACGCTATCCATCGGTTCGCGTTATACATCCCAGAAAGATATTCTCATGGGATGGAAGAACCGCCGATGCCGTGTTGATATTTATGCCCTGACGGGTCGTTGCGGAAATCCACAAGACTTTTCAGAAGGTGGCGAAAAATGGGTATTCTTCCCTGATGGTCAAATCTCCAGCCACAGCTTTGAAAACTTCGGTGGATATGGTCGGGATGAAAACTCGCCCACCAACGATTCTGTTGATATGACAGCCGAGGATTACTGGGAATTTCTAAAAATGAACCAGGAAGAAATCGGACAGGCTGAAGCCATCCGCTCCATTATGACCATTGATGTCTATCGTGGCGACAACTGCGAAGATTGTGATGATCCATGCGCACGTATTTTAGCCACCATGACAGGTGCAGGCACAACTCCTGGTACTTTGCCAAAACTTCTATACTCGGATGATGGCGGAGACACATTCTCAGTTGAAAATATATCCACCATGTTCTCTGATGAAAATATAACCGATGGTGAAATTATCGGTGGCGATTATGTGGTTCTGTCCGCAGATTCAAAGTCGCTGCACTACACCAATATTGGCGAATTGTTCCTAGACGAGAATAGCTGGAAAGAGGTTACTTCTGGATTCAACACCACAAAAGCACCTCAGGCTATCACATCTGTTGATGCACGCCATAGTTGGATATGCGCTCTTGGCGGGTATATCTATTTTGTGAGAAACCACAAGATAGGCGTTGAGATACAGGAACAGGGTGTTGTTACAACCAATAACTTGTATGACATCCACGCCTATGATAAAGATCGCGTGGTTGCCGTCGGTGCATCAAACACCGTCTTGACAACAACCAACGGTGGACTGACGTGGAGCTCTGTGACCGGTCCATCCGTCGGTGTTACCCTTGCCTGTGTTTATATGTGGGATAATGACACCTGGTTCGTTGGTGAAGGCGCAGGAGGAAGCGGCAAACTGTGGGTTACGAATAATACAGGTAACACATGGACTGAAATTGCCCTGCCTGCAACCTATGTCAGGATTTACGCCATTGAATTCGTGTCCGTAGCTGAAGGCTATCTCCTGGCTAACTCCGGATCACAAGGTTATGTGTTGAAAACCATCACCGCCGGAAACGAGTGGGATGTACTGCCACAAGGCAGAAAGACCATCGCAGTTGAGAACTCTTACCTGCGTGAACTGGCTGTATGCTCTAAATATGCCAACACTGTTTACGCTGCGGGCGTGGCAAAGGACGGATCGTCAGGCACAATCTTAAAGATGTCTGCTTAATTTATAAGAAAGGAAGCGAGGAAGCATGAACAAAGATAAGTTGGAAATGAAAACCATCCGCGCAATTGCGGATACCAAGAAAGACTCGCAGAATGAAATCACTCTTTCGAGTGGCGTAGTTCTGCGAGCCACTAAAGCCAACCCGATGACACTAATTACCGTAATGTCTCGGTATCCACGTCCTAAACCACCAATGGTTTATATTGAAGTTATGGGACGCGAGATGGAAAACCCCGATAACCCTGACTATATAGAGAGGGTCAAGAATTGGCAGATTGAAAGCAACACACAGGTATTGAACGCTCTGATTATTTTAGGAACAGAATTGGTAAGTGTTCCAAAAGGCGTTCAAAAACCTTCAGATGAAAAGTGGTTGAAAAAATATCAAGTATTAGAAATGCCTATCCATCCCGACAACGAAGATTGGCGATATTTGACATGGGTTAAGTTTGTCGCCGCACCTGAAGAGAGTGATTTAGAGATCATAATGGAGGCAGTTGGCAAGCTTTCCGGAATACAGGAGGAAGACGTAAAATCCGCCGAGCAGTTTCCTGGGCGCGCTGATAAATAACGGCGAGAATCTGGTCAGCGTCACGGAAGTTGAGCTGAACCACGGCCCCAATACAGGAATACGCCTGCGCGTATTGGGAAACGGATTAATTCCGGTTTTCGAGGAGCATAGTGTTAGAATAGATAACAGGTTAAGTTTGGAGGAATGGGATAATATCCCATATATGGAGCGTGCCATGATCGTCGCCTTACATCGAGTGAAAAACGCTATAAATAATCTGTTTACAGAAGCACAGATACGAGAGGATAATAAAATAAGCAAAGGACGAAGATAATGGTCGCACCAGCAACGATAGCATCGGCACAAAAAATATTAGTAGGTGTTCAATTTGCAGTCACCTCAATTAATAAATTTAATAAACAAGTTAGTGAGGTGAAAAGCATTCTGAATTCTATTAAGCCGAAGGCGACTTTAATCGAACGCGCCTTCAAGTCTTTGAGCGACAGAATAAAGGACTTCTCAACCAACGTGATAGGGAGGATACTTACCATCGCATTCGGCGTATTGGCCAGAGATGCGATTCAAACAATAATATATAAATTGGGGGAAATGATTAATGTTGTTATTGAGGCTACCAATGAGTTCCAAGCTTTGGAAATACGATTAAACACATTCAACCTTAACTCATTAATTGAATCTGGTTTATCCTATAACAAAGCCATTAGAGAATCTATCAAATTAACGAAAGATCAATTAGAGTGGGCAATTAAATTAGCAAAAGCATCTCCCTATGATGTATTAGAGACTGCAGCGGGTTATTCGCTGGCACGATCGTATGGTTTTGCGGACGAAAAAGCAAGAAAATTAACCAATGCCATACTTGATTTTTCGGCAGGTATGGGATTAAATAATGATGCAATTGAACGCATTATTACCAACTTGGGGCAAATGTCTCAGCAGGGTAAAATCACTGGAACAGAACTGCGCGACCTTGCCAGAGGTTCGTTTGTTCCCGTAAATAAGATTCTTGGAATGGTTGCAAAGAATCTTGGGATAACAACCAGCGAGCTTAATAAATTGAGAAAGGCAGGAACAACAGATCCTCAATGGTTCATTGATGCCTTTATTCAACTTGCCGATACCGAATTTGCTGGTGCGTCAGAAAGAATGTCGCGTACTTTTGGCAAGGCAATAGGAAATATGAAAGACTTATTTCTTAGTTTATTTACCCTGCATTCAATTAAACCCGTATTTGATGCCCTCGGCGCAAGTATAGCCAATTTAGTTGAGGCTTTTGATGATAAAAAATTCGCCATATTAGAATCTTTATTTAAAAGAATAGGTAGAGCGCTCGTAAATATTGTAAATGGCATACTGGGTCTTTTGCCAAGCGCAGAATCAATGTCGGATACGATTATTGATGTAATTGGCAATATTGCGGTGTGGTTGGAGAAAAATAGAAATACTATAGTAGAATGGGCAAAAAAAGCAATAGAACTATTTAATAAAGTCTCATGGGCGGTGGGCAACGTATTAATCCCTTTCATAAAATATGAATTATTACCTGCACTGCAAAGATTGAAAGAATGGTTTATTGAAAATAAAACAATGATTATTCTGGTTGTTAGTATATTGATTGCCATGTTCCTGGCGTGGGAAATAGGTGTGATAAATGTCAGATTACAATTCTTGCTGCTTGGATTTGCATTTAAGTCACTGTTAGCACCTATTAAATTTTTATTTACTTCTATAAAAATTTTATTTGCAGCTCTTGCATTAGCGTTGGAGGCTATTCCCCTTTTATTTATCAAGGTAATAATTAAAATAAGATCATTAATTAAAGCAGGTAATTGGGAAAAACTTGGTTTGATGATCATATTTGGTATTGTAAATGGGTTATTTGCAGGTTTACCTATTTTAATAATGACGGTCTTCAAGATAATAAGCTGGATAATCACCATATTTAAAAGCGCCTTTGGTATGCACTCACCATCTAAAGTGATGGCAAATCATGGTTTGAATATCATGCTTGGGCTTGCCAACGGCATCAAGCTGGGAGGTCTTGTGGCTATATCGGCAGCCAAAGACATTGCCGATCAAGTTGCAGGTGTAATGGGAATTACCAATAACAAGGTTGGTCAGAATCTTGCGGGACAGTTTTTGGGCAAGAATAACGATGTAATGCGCGGTGAAATGACTAAAGGAGAAAAAGAAGACCCGTGTGCTTCGGGAATAGACAAATGTATCACCGCCCCAATAGTGACCGCACTGGGAGGAATAGGAGACCCGTGTGCTTCGGGAATAGACGAATGTATCACCGCCCCAATAGTGGAAAAATTGGGAGAAATAAGGGAAAACAATGAAAGATGGATTAGGAAAAATGGAATAGAAAATGATACCGGCAATTTCTGGGAAAATATGAGCATTGACTCCGAGGTTTTATGGAATCAAATGAGCATTGACTCCAAGGCTATGTGGGAAGATATTAAACGTTCTTTCTTAGATAATTGGACAGGAGTTCCAGAAGAAATAGCAAACAAAATTACTACCAGCACCACCAACGGAACAAACAAATGGTTTTCATATTTCATAACTAAAATTGATGAGATAGCTGTTAAATTTTTGAATATACCACAAGCTATAATTGATTTTTTAAAAAAATTTGATTTTTCAGACTTTTTTAATAACTGGGGGAAAGGAGGATCAGGATTTGATAAAAAAGGTTTTCAGTTTGGCAGTACCGTTCCTACACAAGGAAGAACTTACAACTCTAACGTAAGAAACTTGAGTGTTACCAATAACTTCAACCATATGCAAAAAGGACAGTCTATTACAATGGATTACGAAGATTTGAGATTCTGGGTATAAGGTGTGATATGTCAAAATTAAGTATTCTTGTTCCCGAATCTACAACCAATTATATTCGTAATCCGGCATTAAGGATTGACACCACGGGTTGGAATTCCTTCCGCAGTGCAAACATATTGCGCTCTTATACTTATTCGAGACATGGCATTGCTTCCCTGAAGGTTGTAACGCTTGGTACAGTCATATCCGAAGGCGCATATTATCGTGTCAATGAATTGGTAACTTACGATAGCCCCGTAAGCGTGAGTGTTTATGTTCGCGGCGAGGGCAAGATAATTTTACGTCTGAACGATAATAGTGCCGACTCAACTGGATCACCCAATGTACGGCAATGGGATTCCAAAATAGCAACTTTGCGTAATGATAGATGGCAACGCATAACTGTTCCAGGTTATTGCGCAAAATCAGACAACATGAGCATGGTCATAACAACTTACGGAGAGACGCCACAAGCGGTTACATTCTACGTTGATGGCGCACAGATGGAATTACACCCTTACGCGACTACATACTGTGATGGATTTCAACCTGGTTGTCATTGGAACGGTCTTTATGACAGTTCTACGTCATCCAGGAGTGCTTATACGAGAGAAGGTGGTAGGTGGGCGATGGTTTCTGGACCCGATAGAGAGCGCGAAGATATTTACATGACTGTTGTAACAGGACTTGGGGTTGCCCCGATAGCCAACAACAGACATGTTTATTCGCTGTCACCTGGTGGGTATCTGGATAACGTCAAAATACTTGAACGCCCCATCTCCCTGTTATTTCATGTAAAACACAAATCTATTCCGCGAACATGCAAGGAAGCTTTGTCTCTGGATAAACTCCACGAATTGAGACAGATGCTGATAGATATAATCAAACCTGATAGAACAGCAGGTAATCAACCATTTTGGCTAGAATATCAGGATGGAGACATTCCCCTTTATATAAAAGTACATTATGATGGCGGGCTGGAGGGTGATTGGGATATTCGCAATCAATGGGTGATGGACTTCCCATTGCGTCTGCTTGCTCTTTCCCCGATGATGTATGAAGATAATCAGGAAAACTATGCCATAGATTTTACCAACACAGCCACGTTCAACGATGTGGTGGGAAAGATAGATGGAGACTGGAACAGTTTGAACGCTGGCGTAAATAATACCGTGCGCACTCTGGCAGTTGGCAAGAATGGTGAAGTGTATGCAGGCGGCATATTCACATCGGTTAACCCTGAATCATCAGACGCAGCCGTCATAGCTTATTATGATGGAACGGCATGGATCAACATAGCAACTTCAATGACGGGAAGCGACATATTAGCCCTTGCCGTTGCTCCCGATGGAACTTTATACGCAGGTGGTACATTTTCGATATTGAACGGAGTAGCCGCCGCCAATATTGCAAAGTGGGATGGTACAACATGGACTGCACTAGCTGCGGGTGTTAATTCAACAGTTAACGGTATCTCCGTTGCCCCCAATGGTGATGTATTTGTGGTGGGTGCTTTTACAACCGCAGGTGGTGTTTCAAGACGATATGTAGCAAGGTATGACGGAAGTTCATGGCATTCAATGGGCGCACAGGCAGGCTTGAATGACGCCTGTTATTCAGTTGCAGTATCAAAAGATGGCAAACATGTTTATGTGGGCGGTGATTTCACAGATCAATATGGCTTGGCAGCAAGTGCATTACTTCGTATTGCCAAATATACGGTATCGACAAATACTTTCTCGGCAATGGGCAATGGATTTAATGGACGGGTAAATGATATAAAATTATCAGATGCGAACATTGTTTATACCGGTGGTAATTTTTCCCTATCTGGTATTGCGCCCATGCTTAGAATAGCAAGGTGGAACAATTCGGCTTGGGAGCAGGTCGGCAATGGCTTTGATTCTAGCGTCTCTGGCATCGCCATAGATACCAAAGGGAACATGGTTGCTGTCGGCTCATTTGGTTATTCAGGCGAACTGCCTATAAAAAAAATAGCCCTATGGAATGGTTCTACGTGGGTTTTCATGGACATCAATATTAATTTTGGAAGCGATACCATTACTCTTTATGCTGCGATATTCAAGGGAGACGACCTGTTCTTCGGCGGTTCAACTCTAGGAACACTCACGTCAAGATACTCTGGAATAACTTATGTCACCAACCCAGGAACTGCGGAAGTACGACCAACATTCTATTTCAAGGGATATGGCAATTTGAGATACATTGAGAATCAAACTACGGGTGCGAAACTCTGGTTTAATCTCACTATTCTTGAGAACGAAGAGGTGTTTCTCGATCTTGGTAATGGCAGGTTCTATTCAAGCCTTCGCGGTGACTTATTCTATACAATGTTGCAAGGAAGTGATTTTCACGCCTTCACCCTGTTACCTGGTGAGAATAAAATATCCGCCCTGAAACTTAATGATGTCAACGCACTCATAAGAGTCATGTTCACACCTGTACATTGGTCTGCCGATGGAACTAAAGTAGTCGAGGAATTCTAATGGGTGCGACATATGAGTTCTGGCTGACAGATGATAGCGGGAACAAAATGTTCCTGCTTGATAAATATTCATCTGTTTACTATACCAGATGTTGTAATATCCTATCCACCATTCAGATGTCATTCGCTTTCAAAGAATGGTTCTCGCAGGTTAAGCCCTTCTTTCAACCTGACTGGAGAATAGATGTATGGCGATGTCCAGGACAGGGCTACCCAATGCGCAGGGAAGAAATGTATATGCTTCGCAAGGCGGAGATTTATACGCGCAAATCTGATGGAATTCAGATGATAATCCTGCGCGGCAGGAACGGCATGGAGCTGTTAAACAGGAGAAGCGTCATCCAGTTTGAGGAAACAAGTTATACAGATAAAACCGATTACATTGACGATATGATGAAAGAGATTGTCAGAGAACAATGCCTGTATGGAAGCTGCCTGAACATATCTGGAGCTGTGGATAACGACAGAGGTTTTCCGGTAGACGAATTTGTAGTCCAGGAAGATTTATCTTTAGGACCAGAAACCACCCTATCCTGTCCGGACAGAGTTGTTTTTGACATAGTGAAAGAACTGCGCGAAACCTCATTCGCCTTGAACTACAGCGACGAGACCAAAAGAAAAATATACTATTCAGTATCTCCTTTCATAATGACGGACGGAAGAGTTGGGTACAGGTTTGAAACTTATGCAGATTTGAGAGGGGCGGATAGGACTAACGGCGTGATATTCTCGGTTGAGAACGGGAACATGCTTGAACCTACCTATGAAGAGAATCATTATGACGAGATTAACGCTTGCTACGCCAAGGGGCAGGGATTGGAGAATGAAAGGCTGACATATGAATTGGAGAACCTGACACTCATACAAAAGTCAAGATGGAACAGGTGTGAGGAAGTGCGCACCGCCACAAATGAAGATGGAGAAGATGG